AAGTTGGCTCTATTGTTTGATAGGTCGTATTGGCAAGACTGATTGAGAATGCTTCGCCGACCAGGCTCCAGCTCTCAGGCTTTACTGCAAACGAGATGTTGGCCGGAGCGATTCCGTATTGAATGGATTCCGCGACATTTCCATTGTCGATCTCGTTTGCCATGCTTAGTCTCCTTGTGGTACGTTAAAACCAGCCTGAATCATGTGTTCTGAGACAGACTCAATGCCTGTCTGGTGGATCACATAAACATCAGCCAAGTATCTGGCAAAGGTCTGCTGGAAGTCTTGCGTTGTTGTGATCACTAATTGTTTGCCCGAAAGCAGCATTTCCAGTTCGGCTTTTGCTCGTATGCCGTCTGCTGCGTGAGCTTTGTGCATTTCTGGGGCGTTATAGCCCTTGAATCTCACGTGTTGGGTTGTGGCGACATCAAAGCCGAGGTCGATCAGCAGGACAGCCGTATCACCGTCGATGATTCGCTCAAGCCGAGCTGCGTAGGTGTAGTTAACCACTGGACTCATTTGATACCTCTTGGAACGGTGAAGCAGTGGCCCAGGACAACGCCTATTCCCAGCGCAAAGCCTAGAGAGTGCTGGTTGACTTCCCAAATCGCTTCAGACCACGTCATTTCGCCCATCTGCCACTTGACCAGATCGACCAACAGCAGCACGATTGCAACCGTGATCAAAAACACGAAGTTCTTTGCGGCAGCACTGAAAGTCATCAGATTGGCCCGTTAGCTGTTCCGTTGCCGTTGTTGATAGGCCAGAGAGGTGGCAGGGATGCAAAGAACTCGCCCACTGTTGGTACAGCTTGCGTACCCGCTTGGACAGCCTGAACCATGTTGTAAAACAAGCTCCAGATCGAGTCGCGATAAGCGATTGCGGCATCACCTTCAGACTTGTATGTTGTGATGTTAGAGAGCGTCCAGCTTGTGGCTGAAAGAATGCTGTCATATTGCTTTACGGACACCGCTTGATCAAGAAATGAGCCGATACCGTTGCCGATCTCGGTGAGCCTTTGAATTACATAAGCCTGTTGTTCTTCGGCTGTCAGATTAATGACCGTCCACGTATCGCTCACAGATGTGCCATCGAAAGCAAAGCTCTGGGAAAGTCGCTGTGTGGCAGGGTTAAACGATGGTATGGGCGACGAGGTGTATGGGTAATAGCCGTAGGTGGCTAGAGACGCATCGTCCAAAGCGTTGAAATTGGATACAGTCGTGAATGACTGTGGTAGCCACTGTGGGCCTGAAATCTGACCGTTCGGCGATACTTGGCAATACTGCATGATTGCTCCTTATGCGTTGGGGAATGCGGTTGCGGGTGGCGTGAATGCTGATGTATATCGAGCGTATTTGGTGATGCGGAGGTCGTCTAATTTCCCTAGGAAGTTGCGGTCACCACTGTTGTTGGCTAAATTGTCGCCAATCATCAAATTTCTTGTGCTTGATCCGCAATTTCCTGAGTGCGTACCGCTTGCAGCTAGTGAACCGTCGATGTACATAGCAAAAGCACTACCATTGCGAACAATAGCAAAGTGATGCCAGTTCCCGTCTCTGTAGTCGCCGCTGGATGGAATTAATATCGGGACGCTTCCAGAGAATTCGTTGATCCAAAATGAAGGTCTGAACTGCGTAGACGATGCCAGCGCATAAAGCGAGAATGCTCCGGCTGACCAAACATTATTCTCGTTTGATACGAAGGTTTTACCAAAAGGACTCCCGCTAGCCCCTGCTGGAATATTAAACCAGAATTCGATAGTAAAATTGCCTGTACCAAAATTAAACACGCTTGACCCAGGAATAGTTAATGCGGAACTGGATGATCCCGGAAAATCCCCGGCCTGTCCAAACCCGCTTTTCGCCCCGGTACTTGTGGTGGTCACACTACTCGATGTTACCGTCAGTGCATTTGCCGAATTATCAGTAAAAGCCGTGCCACCTTCAGCACCATCCATGTGGAGCAGGAGCGATACCAGGCTAAAGTTTGGGTCTGTGGCAGACGGAGTCTTTTTGGCATTCCTGATTATGTTGGCTAGCATTAGAAGTTTTGACCTCCAATATAACCCTGCCAATTCGTTCCACCATCTGAGGTAAAGAACGCAAAGCTGTCCACCTTGCCGGATGTCGATGTCAGAGTTGGAGCAGTGCCGCCCGCCCATTTGATCGACGAAGGCCAAGTGACTGCCCGAGCTGTTCCGTCAGCAGTGAATATCAGTGTGAATGAGCCGCCAGAGCCGCTTGAAGGAGGATTGCTGATCGTTATGCTTGTGATAGCTGCGTTGAGCGAGACCGTGAAGATATTTGATGTTTCGAGATTGAGCGTAAGCGTTCCTGACGAGATCGTTGGGCTGGAGACCGTTTCGCTATAGTCCCTGATCTTGGCCCTGATCAGCTCGTTATCCTGTAGGTTTTGCGCCCCAGTAAAGCTGTTTGCACCAGCAGTGATGTAACCGGAGGGGTTGCTTGTGCTGTAGCCGTCGGTAATGCCATACCCTGACAGCGTGGTTGGCTTGCCTGTAATATTGCTGAAGGTCAGGCAGGATGACGTGGCATAGTTGCCCAATGGTTGATAAGTTGCCGTGGCGTTGGCTGTGGTCAGATATACCGTCAGGTTTGGCGTACCTGTGAGATTTGCGTACGTGAAGTTGGCCGATGGCAATTTGGCATCCAGTGCGGTCTGCAAGCCAGTCACGTTTGCGATTGTGTGCGTGTGACCAAGGACAGAATAGGTTGCGTTGGCACTGGAAGTGGTCAGGTAGGGTGTCAGGTTGGCTGATGTTAAACCATCTGTAATGCCATATCCAGCGAGCGTTGTGGGCGTTCCTGTGAGATTGGCATATGTCAGGTTTGCGGACGTCAGGTAAGATCCGATAGCCTGATATCGAGTGTCTGCGTAAAACCTTGTGAGCAGGCTGTTGTCAGTCCATGTATAAGCCTGGGCATAGAACTCAACCTTGTTTTGGCTGATCTGCACAGAAGTATTAAAATAAGGGCCAGAGCTTGCATTTGCGGTGTAATTATACTGGAGCAGCAAACGAGGGTAGTTGGAATCTGGATTTGTCGGGTCTGTAAACAGCCTCATGAATGGATAATAAGTGTCTGTCTGGCCGTTTGCACGAGTATTGTTAATCACCCACGACATGTCTACTAATCCAGCAGACGGCGAAGAAATCGAAGCGTATCTTGAACCGTTTGAGTTTTGAACCTTAAAGTTAAATGGGCTTGCTGTTGACGTGCCTGTAAATGACAGGTTGGAATGAGGCGTCGAGGAAGTCAAAGGCGTGTAAGTTAAAGCTGATGTGACATCGTTGGATGTCAAACTGACATTTCCCGTGCGATTATTAAAAGCCGTAACACCACCAGGCTGGGCCGACAGCACCCCATTGCCTGTGATGGACAGATTATCCCCAACGATGATTCCACCGATGGTCGTGTTTGTAGCGGGAATAGATGATCCGCTGATTCCGGCTGGACCTTGAACGCCCACCGTAACAACAGTGACAGTCTTTTCGCCTGTGATTATAACTGTATCAGCCACGTGTCACCTCGGGCGAGACTGTCAAAGTCCCTGAGATCAGTCTTTGCACGACATTTCCGGTCACGATTTCGAGATCGTAAACACCATCAACCAGGTTAGCAGTTGTGGCAGCATCCAAAGCGAGTGCAATCACTCCGCCGGTTGCGTTGCTGATCGACAGACAGGCTGAAGGAGTGGTCAGGCTTAATGTCGTGTTGGAGTTGCTGTAAGACGTGCGAGCCATCATCCTGGCACTGCTTCCGGTCAGGTTCACTGGCGTTCCGTTGGAGGTCCAAGTAAGCGTTCGGTTAAATGAAGCGCCCGCTTCGATTTCTAGGTTGTATGATCCGGCCATTTATTCAGCCTCCATTTCAGGATCAACAGAAGAATCCGTAGAAGGCTTTTCAGGCTCCACAGCTTCGACCTCTTCAGGCTCTTCCATCTCGCCAAGTCCGAGCGTCGCACGTGCTTCGTTGACGGTAAAGATTCCTGCGTTCACGCCTGCGGTGGCGATGTCCATCAGCGCCTTGCGGTCCACTGACAGCTCTTCAATCTGCGATGTGTCGAACCGCACACACAACGATTGATCAGGCTGCGAAGTCATCCCGTTGCAGGCGATCGGCAAAGTCTGGACCAGCCTGGTCAGCTCGCCGGCCACCAGATCCTAGAAAGGAATCACAGCATCGCGCCATGATGCCTTATTGGCCTCGACCAGGTTGCTGTATGTCTTGCCAGTGTCAGGCTGTTTCAGGCTCATGGGTGCCCATCCAAGGACACCACAGATTCGAGCGGTCGCAAGGTCCGCCATCTCGCTCACGGACAAATCTTTTGGTGAGAAGCCCGGCGATTTGATGTCCATCTCGCTGGTCCCGACGAATGGCCGGCCCACAGCTTTACCACTCACAGCTCGTGCCAGGTCGGCTTGGACCTGCGACAATTGAGCGTCACTGAGATTGCCCAGCGTTTTGAGGCTGACGATCAGCGATGGCACACCAGACCGACTGAGAACTGTGGTCTCATACTGGCCGATGATCTTGACCAGCGCCATTTCAGCAACAACAGAATCGAGCGTTGAGACGCCTCGGCTCTGAGCGTAGGTCGATCGGCCCTGGCGAAATGCGATCATCAAATCAGCGGGAACAGAGTAGTTGTACGATCTGCCCCAATCGCTTCCCATCACTGGATATTCAAGGACTTCGTTGATGCTTTCGCCCATGACTGGTCGCAGGACCCAAGGCGATGGGATCGGCATCAGTTCGGTCACAGCAGTGCCAGCCGTGTTCGTGATCACTTGGATGTAAGCGTTGCCGTTATCACACAGGCTACAGTAAAGATGCTCCAGAACGGTCGCATCTGATTCGCCGGGGCTTGGCCGTTGCCAGAGTGACTGCAAAGGGTGATAGACAGGCGTAAACCCTCCATCCTCATCCCATCGGCCCACCTGCATGATCGCCTTGGTAGCGTTGCGCTTCATGGCCTGTATCGCGGCCTGAACCACAGACACTTGGTTGTACGGACGAGCCAAGGTCATGTAATCGTTCGACAGGCCGGTCATCATGTCCACAGTCCATGACGTCGCGGCAATGTCAGCGGTGTTGGCAGTGACGCCTTCACGCACCGACTTTGTGAACCGGCTGCGGATGTTTTGGAATAGTGTTGGCATAGTTTTCAGGAGACGTATCGGAAAGGCTGGATTGGGCTTAGATAGTTGAACGCATCGGCAGCAGCATCAACCTGGTCGTCATGTTTGCCGGTCGGGAATGAGCACAGCTCGTCAATAAAGTCGCGATTCCAATCGCCCTTTTCCAGCTCGATGGAACCAGATTCAAAAGCAGCGGCCATCGGCATTGCCCGCACTTCTTTGGATCCTGTGGGTCGTTTGCTGATGACGCCATAACCGATCAGGTTACGAGTGTCGTGCTGGACCTGGTCCACACCAGCGGAGCCGGGATCCTGTGCAAGATGAACGACCGTTTCGCGCCCGTCGGTCTCAGCGATCTGGCGTTGGATTGTGCGACGGGTAGCAGGTGACCATTGCCCCCGCGAAACGTGCTTGACCCTGTAAGTGTCGCCTGTCCTGCACATCCACACACCGGCAGTGTAGTCACCACCGCCGACCGTTGCGGCTGTGTCCCACGCTCGGCACGAGTTGGAGTTGTCTGGTATCGGTGATGGATCGACGATTTTGAACCATTCCGGTCGAAAGAAGCCGCCATCACGGGGCGTTGGTGTCTGTTGGTATAAAGCCGAAAAGGCATAAGAGCCGACGGTCTTTTTGATCCGGTCGAAGTCTTCTACGGAATACCGTTCTGGCCACAGCGCCTCACCGGGATGACGTCCGATCAGGTCATCTTCCTCGGCAATGGCTGGCAGGCTGACCACATCCCATTGCTCGCCACCTTCGTTGGCCTGTTCGAGCAACTGGCCAGCCAAGTCGAGAGAGTGCCATCTGGTCATAATCAGGACGATGGCAGCGTTCGGGTGAAGTCGTGTGTAGAGGTCGTTTTGATACCAGTCCATCACCCGAGCACGATAGGTGGGTGATTCGGCTTCAGCTCGACTCTTAACAGGGTCGTCAATAATGACCAGGTCGGCACCATAGCCAGTGACACCAGAGCCGACACCGACCGCATATAGCCCGCCGCCGTGTTCGCTTGACCACTGATTTTGCTTGTTTTGATCGTCGCTAAAGTTGAATCCAAACTCTTTTGCGATGCGTCGCGTTTGTCGCGAGAAAGTGCATGCCAGTGAGTGGTTATAAGCCCCAATAATTATCCGTAAACCTTGATCCACCAATAATCTATAAGCAGCATAGTGGATCGTGGCCAGCTCGCTCTTGCCGTGCCTGGGCGGGAGGAAGAGCATTAACCGTTTGACATCACCGGTCGTCACCCTGTCCAGCGAGCGGCGGCACTCCGCCAAGTGTTCTGGCGACCACTGGTGATCCGGCTTTGCGGCTTGTAGAAACCGGTTTAGCCCCTTTGGGATCAAC